AGAAAGCTGTGGAACAGCAGTTCGGTTTCACGGGATGTAAACCGGCACAACCAGCGTCAGTGGGTTCGTGCTGTTCGGCAACTAGGCAAGCGTTGGCTGCTTGCGGAGACTCAATCAAAAGGAAACGTATGTCAGACGTGGAAGGAACATTGCAGGAACGTGGCCAGAAATACGGCAAGTTTTCGGGACATGCAGAGGTCTCACAAGATCTCAAGCTTGTAATTCGTACTCACCTCAAGCATCGAGGCAAGATCCTTGCACTAGACCAGCAAGAGGCCCTGGAAATGATCTGTCACAAGATCGCCAGGATCATCAACGGAGACGCTGACTACGCCGATAGTTGGCATGACATCGCAGGCTATTCAACTCTGATTGTTCAACGACTGAAAGGGGACGATGATGTGTAACGGTAACTGTGGTCAAGGTCGTCAATGTGATTGCGTTCCAGATTTCGAATGGAACGAACCAACCGAGATTGAAGGCATCGCATCAATGGCCGCAAGCCTGTTGATGATTGTTCTAATAATCGCCAGCATCACCGGTATCGTGATGCTTTACGTATAAAAATCGTTCAGCAATACGACGCCGTTGTAACCCGGGCAGGACTTTCCCGCCTGCTCGGACAAACTTCAAAAACTCGCTGGCTGCTCCAGCGTAGTCTTTTCTGAGGTGCTTTCTTCTGAGCGTTGACCGCTGAAGGGCACCGAGCCCCAGGTTGAAAGCGAAGCTAACCAGAGCATCAAATTGACATTGCGTTGTGTTTCTTCCGCATAGTCTTTCAACACCTCGCTCAAACCGACGAAGATCATTTCTGAGTAGATCATTGACTTCCTCTTGTGTGAATGTCCGGTTGTGAGCTTGAGCGAGCTGGAAATGCATACGCTCCTCAAGTGTTAAGTGATGCTGTCTCGGGTACAAAACATGCCCGACGCCAACAGTCCAGAGCAAAGCAGGGCACCTATATGGCTTGAGCCTGACACCCTCAAAGTGTTTGATAAGGCTGATGCCGACTTCTGAAGTCTTCATTTGCCGAAGGCTCTGCCGCCGAAGTGAAACGCTATCACGGAGGCAAATAGCGCCTGGGTGTTCTCGTCCCAGAGCTGCGACGCAACATCAATGAACGACGCGCCAGCAGCCACCCCATAGAAGAAAATCCCGATGTCAATCAGCACCAAGAGGATAAAGAACCCGTAGGTAACCACAGGCCGCACAGACGCGCGCAGGTTAATCACCCACCGGCTAGCCCCTTCACCGATAGCCGCGTCATGGGTGTAAATCGCCTTCATTTCGTCGCTTTGTGCGCCGATCCTGGCCTGGATCTCGCGGCTTGCAATATCCATTTCCAATTGAGCGGAGCGGATCTCCTCAAGCTTTGCCTCGGCATCAAAGCCAAGCTTGCGAAGTTCCAACTCCCTCTGGATCTGCATACCCAGCAATTCAATCTCTTGTCTTTTGTCGCTGCGATCCTTCATGAACTCCAAGAACCGAGGCAATCCACCAGCTAGAAACGAGACGATTGTGCTGAGTAGGGTGAGCATTATTTTTTATCCTCTTTATTGTCTAATTTGTCACTGATTTTGCCGAGTAACGTTTTGACCTCGCTCATATCTTCTCGATAATCATCACGTCGAACGTACTTTGCCGGGGAGGTTCTGGCCTCATCTTCAAGCCGCTCAATCGCCTTGTAAATGTTGTTCAGAACCCAGCCCCCAAGGAATCCAGCAAGGCTTACGGCTGCGTTAAAGATCATCTGATTGTCCAATTGCTTGCTCCACACTTAAAAAATTATGGGATTAGTTCGACGATGATGTATGTGTATCGAGTGCCTGCTGTGCCGATCAGTGAAACTGTCTTTGCTCCACCGCTCACATTAATGCTCATTGTCAGTACATCTCCATTTTTACAATCAAACTCGGAGCAAATTGTTATAGATTTGTTTCCTCCAGCAGGTGTAGATCCTGCATATGAGTTCTCTACAACAACGACAGAGTTTGTCGCGCTTCCAGTTTGCAAAAGTTGAAGATCCGATCTCGTTTGAGCAGCACCCAAATTGGTCAATGCAACAACGCCGGTGACTTTATATCGTCCTGCAACGGTTACATTAAAAGCATTCCCGCCCCAGTTTGTGAACGGGTCATAAATTGTGGTGTTGAGCGCAACCTGATAATTCGTTCCATCGCCTGTTACGTTTGCAAGATTTGCATTCGCGTATATAAAGCATCCTGGTTTTTTGCTTGACACAACTCGCAAGGTTTTTGACTTGTTAGCCAGGCCAGCAGTGGTAGCCAACAAAACAACTCCATTGACGTTTTCGTCATTGTTTGTGAACGATCCGCCAAGCTTTCCATCAATTATCAAATTGTCTGTGGAGTTGCTCGCGTCATTGGCAACAATCGTAAACGTGCCAGCACATCCAAGACCATTTAAATAAACGCCGTCATTGATGCCCTTCATGGTGATGCCAGCAGCAGAACCACTTCCAGTGTCCACCGCCAAGCCGTGGGCGTAGAAGTGCGTGACTTGGTTCAGAACAATTGTTTCATTTGCCGTGGTGACATCGGCCGCTCGGCACTTGGTCATGTGCACAGTGCGAACGCCACGAGCACCTGGGGTATTCGTCAATGTTCCATCAAACACGAAACCGCGAGTCCATCTGCCAGTGCTAAGACCGTATGCGATGACGTTATGGAAAACCATTTCTCCGCATCGGTTGGTGTCTGACTGGTTGATGACTTCAATTGCATTGCCGCCGCTATAAGTAGCCGCCTTTACGATCAAACAGTTTTTCAGTCCGCCACCTGTGCCCGTGTATTGGACTCCACTTCCATCCCATCGGAAACAAGACAAGTTGCTGTAATGTACGAAAACTGTTCCGTAAGCCTCATTTGTACCTTGAGAGCCTTCACAATCAATCATCACACCCTGAGTGATGGTGATACGCCCAGTTAACTTGTAAATGCCGTTGGGGACAAAAACGGTTTTGTTGTAGTTGGTGTATGCAGCGTTGATAGCGGCTTGGATTGCCGCAGTGTCATCTGTTACGCCATCCCCAACAGCCCCAAAGTCTTTGACACTAAGAATGTCCCTCATCTTGTCTTGAGCTGATCTTGCAGACGATCCAGACAAAACAGGATCAAACCCAATCCAGTCAGCTCCATCATTTCCAGCAAGGTCAGAAACAAAACCGACTTGACCTTTGAAACCTGTAAAGGCGACACCAGACGCATTTGGGCTAATCCCACTTCCATCTGGAAAGCTGTAAACCAGGTTCGCCTTGCTATCAAGCACCTTGATGGAGAAGTTGACACCGTTCACATAAAGCTGCGCAGGGGTGCCAGCATTCGACACGTAACCGTTAATGGTGCGCAGTGGTTGAGCTGCAAGAATGGTCAGCGCCTCATCAAAATAAACTTGAACCGGATTAGTCTGCGGATCAAGATATGGCGTTCCAATGTAGACATAGCCGTTGTCCAACGGCTGACCATCACGGTCTTGAAACACTGGGAAAGGTACGTTGATTGATAGTGCTGGCATGGGTCACCCGTGGGTTGATGTCTTAATTATGGCTGAACAGTAGGCAATGCATTCAACGCTTCTACAATTTTTGCTTTTGTTGCGCGCTCTTTCTTCATTTTGATCAATTGCCTGATCCCAGTTGCGACCGGCAAAGGAAGCCCAGTAAGCGCTCCAGTTGCACCAGCTTCTGTCATTGCTGCAATAAATGTGGCCGTTGTTCCTGATGTGTTGATTAGCGTCCCTGGAGGGACTGTGTTCACATCTTGAACCAGTTCATTCAAGTCTCTGATGATTTGAGCGTTTTTGTTTCCAAAAATAACATCAAGCCGACCATTCGAATCCAAGCCTCTAACCACTTTGTGCAGTTGAGCCGTAGAAACTAGCGGCCTTCCAAGTGAATCTGATCCGACATTCTTTGTCGCTTCATTTTTAATGTAATTCATGGTTGCGCCTTGTAAATTTTTCCACGCCTGTTGCCCATCCTTGCCAGAGGTAACTAAAACTCTTTTAAGAAATGTAATTTCTTCAGGTGAGGAGCTTAGTATTGATCTTTGCAGCACTTTGTCTGCTGCAACCATTGGGTCATCCATGTTTTTGCGATTTTTGACAAGCCTAGCAACAATCGCCCTGTTTTCGAATTTTCTAGCCTGCTGTTCTCTTAATGATCTAGCTTTTTTGAACAAAGGACCAGCTACAGGGCCAGTCTGAGCGTCAATAAGCTTCTTTAAAATTGTTTCGTCTCTGATGCCAATGTTGTCATCAAACCTTGCAATGCCGCTTATTTCCTTGCGGAAGTCTTCCATCTTTTTGACTGTTGACGCAATTGGAACTAAATTTCCGTTTGCATCTTCGCTGGCAATGCCCATTTTTTTTGCAATGCCTCTAGCTGAGTCAGTTACAGCAGATGATGGAATTCCAACAGGTTTACTGTTCAAATAGTCTAGTACTGATATTTGAGTAGGGGCTCCATCAATGTCAAAAGTAACTTTTGTTCCAGGATTTACGGTAGCGTTTGCTTCTGGCGAATTCCTTGCATTTTGATAAGCAACTCGCGTCTTGTTCTTTGCTGATGCAAGGCCCTTACTCAATGATTTGATTACAGAGTCACCTGTCGCAGTCAACTCAATGACACGAGCGTCAGTCATATCAATCAGAGCATCCATATTTTGCAATGCTTGCAAATTATTTTCTTCTGCTCGATTGCGCAATGGTCCGCCTATTGCAGACTTAATCTGCTCTTTCTCAAAAGCCAATTGAGTTGGCTCTCTTGTTGCGGCCCCTCTTGTCAGGGTCATTGGAACAGGCAACCCAGCAGCAGTTTCAACCCGCTGAATCGCAGCAGGGGTAACTGCAGCGCCTACAGCTTGAGGCCCAGCAGCGGCTCCAGGTGCAGCGCCAGTAATTCTTGAGACACCAGCACGAACAGCCTGACCAGTTCTTGCTGCAGCCTCTCTAACAGCAGGTGCAGCAGCCCTAACAGCAGCTTCAACCGGTAAGGCCGTCATCCTTGCCGATGTCGTAATAGCCCCAGGTGGCCCTCCCAACATTGGGACAACTGGCGGCAAAACTTGAGTCAGAACCTGAGCGACTTCTTTAGTTTTCTCTTGTCCTGCCTCTGTTCTAGGCGTGTATGTCATGGCCTGAGAAGCTTTTAATGCTTCTTCCTCAACCATTCTCACAGCCTCAGGGGTTCCAAAACTTCCATCCAAAATAGATTTGGCAATACCTTTAACAGCTCCAACGGGCATACCAACAACGCCACCAACCAGGCCGGTTGTCAGTGCTGCGCCGGTTTCAGCTTGACCAATAATCTTTTCGCCTAAAGTTGGCTCAGGCTTCTTTTCCCATATAACTTGTGTTTCTGGGATTAAATTTGCCGGGTCTTGTCTAGCCTTTGCGATAACTGCTGCAAGCTTTCTGGCTGCATCAGTATCACCTGCTTTGTCAGCGTTAACCAGTGCTCGCTCAAGTTCTTGCAATGTTGCCATAATTACCTACCGTATTTTTTCAAAATATCGTTGACCTCTTGAGGGCTTGGTTCAACGCTTGGTGTATCTGGCCTTGTTTCAGGGACTCCATATTTTTCAAATGCAGTCTTTCTTGCCTTCAATGTCAATCTTTGGATTTCTTTCAGATTTTTATATATCTGATCTTCAGATTGCCTTAAGCTAAGTGACTGAAGCGATTGTCTAAGAGTTAAAAGATCTTTATCAGACAATGCGCCTTTCATTTCACCAATTCTTGACATGGTGATTTGACTTCCAAGGGTTTCAAATTGCTCTTGGATTGTAGCTACATCAGTCTGAAGCGTAGGGGTAAGAACATCAAACGGACCGGCAGCAGCTCTAAATGAAGAAGTAAATACAGGCTTGCCTGATTTATCTACTTTTTCAACAAGCTTAGGAATTAGTGCATCAACTGTATTTAACAAATTGTCTGCTTGCATTGCTGCCGTATTTGCCTCAGTCACCCTTTCTCTTACTGTCTGATCTCTTTTATCTTGCAAGTCCCTAAGTTTTAATTGCAATTCTGCACGTTTAAGATCATTACCTTCGCGAGCGATTGAATTGTTTGCAGCAGCAATCGCAGCATTTTGTTTTGCAATCTGCATATCTGATTGCAATTTTTTAATGTCCCATCCTTTTTTCTCTAAATCAATCACTGCATTTGATTGAGCAAATTTTGCAGCAACAGCTGCCTTTTCTGCCTCTGATTTTTCTTTAGAGATTTTTGCGCCAGCAGTTTCAGCTGCAACAAGAGCCTCTGACTCTTTTTGGCGTGCTTCTGCCGTTTTAGCTGCAAGTGTTGGAGCCTGCAAAGCAGCTTCTCTTTGCTCTTGACCTGCCACCTTAGCAGCATCAAGCATTTCTTTGCCACCAGGCGTATTCATCACAAGCCTGTTGATAACTGACGAAGCCGATTGAGGATTGAACTTAACAAGTTGCAACCATGTGCCAAGTGCATTTGCCTGTTCTTCGTCTCCAGAGTTGCGTGCTGCATCAATCCTGCCTTGCATGAGGTTTACTGCAGCATCTGTATTTCCTGAGTCAATTGCTGCAAGAGATTGAGCCGCAAGAGTCAAATATCCTTTATTTCTTGCTGCCTCTTGTGCAGCAATTTGCTGCTGTTGAAGCTTTAAAGCTTCTGCCTCTTGTCTTTGCCTTGCGAGTTCTCGCTGCTGCTGCATCTCTGCCATGCCAGCGCCGACCTTGAACCCGCCAAGAGCCGCCTCAAACGGACTCTGGACGTTGATGCTGTAATCAATTGGCTGAACCATCAGAAAATCCCCTTTCCGCCCATGGCTTGAGAGCCGTATTGCATGCCTAAAAACTGCATCGGCAAATTAAGTAACCCAGAATAAGCTTTAGCCTTTCCAAGTTCAGCACCAGCCTGCGCAGCGCCTTGTTGAGCCAATAAGCCGGAAATTCCTTCCCCAGTGCGCATTCCAGCAGCGCCTACACCAGCAGCAGATTGCTGCCCCAATGCCGTGAAGCCACCAAGCTTTGAATAACGATCTTCGAGCTGCTGTGCAAGCATCTGCGGCCTGAACTGAGCCAGTGCGCCTTGGATGTCACCGCCACGCAAGCCGCCGGTGGCCGAGGCCCTCGCTAGCAATGCTTCCTCACCCTGCCTAGTCAATTCCTGAAACATGGGCGAGCCTTGCACCTGGGCAATTTGAGCGGCCTGTTCTTCAGGAGTAGTGAGTCCTAACATCGCTCGCTGCGCTTGCATTGCTGGAAGACCAGCCTCGACGTATGGTTTGAGCAGCTCTTGAAGCTTGTCAAACTGGCGTTGTTGTTCTTCAATGCCAGCCATTGAAGCCGCTGACTGAGCTTCTGCAGCTTTTCCAGCAGCGCGAGCCTGCATCGCTCCGCTAAGCAATTGAGTTCCACCAACAACCAACCCAGAGAGTGGATCAGGCATTTTTGAATTCCTTAATGTAATCTTCGAATTTTTCGCCGTACAGTTCCATCACGGATGGTGCCATTTTTATAGCAATCTCTGGCCCGTGGCAAATCTGGACGGAGGCAAGAACCAAATCATAGTAACCAGCACGCCAAACGAATGATTTTTCATCGGCCTTACCTGCTCGCTCCGCGATGTCTGAACCCTGCCACTTGAGGATCATCGTAGCCAGCAGTGGGGACAATGCATCCTGATTCAGTCTCCAAAACTGGTTCTGATGCATTGCAACAAGCATATTCCAGATGGTCTTATCAAGCTCGTGGCGCGTCACTTCGTCGCCGTCTGCAACGTCATCAAAAACCTGGATAGCCTGATAGATCATAAGCAGCCATTCAACGGCAGACGATGGCAACCCAAACGCCTTGCTCAGGTTGTCATGCAGCGATTGAATGACGCTCATTGATTAATCTTCCTCTTGCTCTCGCTCTTCCCATGCCTGACAGGATCGCAGGTCATGACAGATAAAGTCGAACTTGTCACAGTAGCCACGGAAGCCAGCATCAACATCCCATTCATTCCATGGAATGCGATCCATCTTCACCTGGGTCATGACAGAATTATCGTAGTATTCGCAATTCGAACACCTACGCCGACGGGCTTCAGCCTCATCGACCTGCATGGCCTTGGCCAGCGCCATCCAGTAGGGTTTATTCGCCCCACGTTCGTTAGTTGGCTTCTCAGGGCCAAGCATCCAGTCATCAATTACCGTTTTGGTGTTCTTCTTGTTCTCTGCTGCCGTGATGAATGGTTCCTCAACTGGAAGCCCTCCGAAGCGAGAGACAAAAATTTTAGGTAGCTTTGCGCCTTCCATGTTCTTCCCTTTAAGTGATCTCGCGCCCAGAAATGCGTAGAGTGAGTGCCGTGGCTGCACTGGCAATGGTGCTGATGAATGCCCCAGCATCTAATTCATGACCTATCAACTCTGGGCAATTGTACGTCTCGCCAGGGACAACGGTTCGATCATCAATGATAAGGTTTGCATTGGTCGCAGACCCGCCAGACTGGATGAGGTTAACGCTGAATGAGCGGTTAACTGTGTCAGTGTTGGTCACGGTCGCCTTGTCAATCAGCGCCTTGCAAAGCGTCGCTGTGTATTGCGTTGTATTGGTAGCCTCCATCTGTTTGGGAGCCACCAGAGTCTTAGGCGTAACTGTCATTTTTATACCCTAATGTTGTTTGAAACTGTGACGATGATAGATGGTATGGCTGGAACTGGTGCAACTGCTGCAAAGTATTGGAGCTGTACACTTGTATCACTCACCGCCCACATAAATTGAACGTAATCGCCAGCCTTCAGGTCAAGAAAGAAATTCGCTGCGCTAAAAATTTCAGCATCATTTCCCTGAATTCTTACTTGGCTGGCTGAATTTGCAACGTTTACGCCATTAACGCGAGGCCAAATCCAAAAACTAGCAGTGCCTCCACTAGTTTTGTCTAGCTGAATGGAAAATTGGAAGTTGTAAACGCCTTCTGTATCAACTTGGATTTCAGAGTTGCCAGGCCGCAGAAATACGCCGTAGGACAAGTCGGTTGTGTTGTACGTGATTGCGTAAGCCGTATTGATCGCTGCAGCCGTCTGGATGGTCGTGTCATAAAACTGACCATATCTGGCCCGTTTCACTGGTGGATGCACAGGCATCATTTGCAGCGCATCAACAGCATTCGAAAGGCTGTTCAGTAAAGCTAAAGACTGATTAGCCTTGTTCTCGACAAAGGCCAAATCAATGATTGTCTGTCTTTGAAGATCATCAATCTGTGAGAGCGCCTCCTCCGCCTTGATGTCAGCAACAGCGGCACCTATAGCAGAATCTTGAGCCAACTTCTGAACTAGATCCAGCGCAAGATTGGCGTTAGCAGATGCCCCACCAGCCTCGATTGCCGTACCTTCAGTGATGTCTATCAGCTTATTTGTGGTGCCGAAAAGGCTCTCGAATTGCTTAACCTTCTCATGGTCACTGAGAAACGATGCAAGCTGATCGCGAGTGAGACCTAGCTTTTTCATTGCCATCAGTTCACCAGCCCTTCAATTTGAGCCTCAAGCCTAACGAATGAGACATGAGCTTGACTGTCACCACGAAACCGCTGAATTCTCCAGTTCCTCATCGCGCCCTGCTGAAACCACACAAGCCGCTTTTTGGTGTCTCCGATGGTGCCGACCCTGATCTGCCTATCTTGGCTCCAAGATAGCCCATCCAATGAATAGCTAGTGGTGATGATCGGATTGGCTCCGAGAGCCACGCGGCCAGGCAATGAGACTAGTTCAAGGCGGTTAAATATTGCACCGTTGCTCTCGTTGTATACGATCATGGTGCCAAACTCCCACCGCACAATCTGGCCCCAGTGTGTACTAATGGTGTCTTCTAGGTATCCAATACTTGATGACTGAGGATCACCTACCAGCCAGCGATCATAGGCCCAAACCATGTTTTTAGCCCGATACTGGCTAAACCCATTCGTCGAGGTGGTCAGCGTGAACCACACGGCTTGCTCGAGCTCTTGTGAAGCTGCCCCATCATAGACAATCGTGCGATCAGGCAGATGAATATATAGCTGCTGATGAGCTTTATCGTTGCGAGCCTCTAGCTTGACCTCTGATAGTTCTGCCTCAGTGTAGTTCAGCAAAATATCGTCAATCTCTTGAGTGCTGATCTTCTGAGCCTGTGCGTTTGCTCCAAGATAGATGCCGGGAGCCTCGTTGCGCCCACTGCCAAGGAACGCAATCATCTCAAGATAGACGCAACACGCATGGGTGCCGATAACGCCCTTAGTAATCTGTGCACCGTCAATCCGAGAGAATGGAAAGAAGTCACCGCCAACGTTATCAAACACTTCAATAGTGTTACGGTTTAGCGCATAGACCTCATTCCGCAGCTTCAACACGGCAAGCAATGGATCAGGATCAACTTCAGAAGATCCATACTTCAGCGGGTTGACCTGCGTTGGATCTGTCAGCTCTGTGACAACTAGGCTGGTGCCATCAGTCGTCATGAAGTAACCATCGACGAAAACAACATCAAGAACAGTTCCTAGGTCAGGATCACCAACCTGAGTTAGAACTCCATTCCAGTAGTAAAGGCTTCCACCTGAAACAATTGCAAGCCTATCGAAACTGTAGTCAAACGTGACTAGGCTATCAACAGGCCCGCCAACATCGCCGAGTACGGTCACAGTCCCATTGCTGGCTACGGTCACAAGCTTGGTGCCCATGACACGATAGCAGACTCCTTGCCAATTGATCCCACCTCGATCAACCCCAGGCCCTGTTCCATTTGACACAATGCCATCAGCAGGCCGCAGGAATCCTGCACCGATGCCGCTATTCTTCGGCACAGGAACAAGGTTCACAGGGTAAGACGTGCGTAGGTCTGGCCCGTTGTCTGAATATATGCCGCTGAGGATTGGGATTTGCATTCAGTTCACCACTTAACCTTGTTTGCCCAATAAGCCGCACTCATCTTGCCCTTGGAAATGTTTTCAGCATGACGCGCCCTAAACGATTCACGCCGAGCTTTATCAGATGCACTCTCACCCTCGCGCTTCGGTGAACCGCTGACACCCTGCTGGCCAAACCTAATCGTTTTAACCTGGTCTCCAGACTTCGCCACAACGACGTGAGACTTCGTTGGATGGCTTGGAGTGCGCTTGGGCTTGTTATATCCTTCGACGCCAGCACGTTTTAAGCGTGAATCTGTTTTCAAGATTGGCTCCAATCGCCCGGCACTTAGGCCGGGCTTTCCTCACTCAGTGTGGATACATGTCAAGGATCATGTCTTTGATTTGATTGTCTGAAGCATCCTCAGGCAATGGCAAAGCATATGAACCAATCAATGTACCAATCGCATTTTCTACCGACGCAACCACATGTAAAACTTCGTCTGAGTAGGTCTTACTCTGAATTTTTACGAGAATCATGGCGCAGCGTATCCTTGAGCGTTGAAGTAAACAGCACCGGCACCCGATGCAGTCAAAGTTACCACTTCGAGCAGCGTGTTGGCAGTCCCTTTAAGTGGACTTGGGAAGGCAATGGTTGTCGTCGGCAAGCCCGTTGTTGGGATCTTGGTGCGCCAGATGACAGTGCCCGCAGCGCCGTCACGGATCGCCAACTCAGTAGCCGTGGTCAGCGTTTCAGCCATCACTTGAATGCTCGTGATGTAGTTACGAATGCCTGCGCCTGCAGCCGTTTTGATAGTCACAGCCGTGGTCGTGTTGACAATGCCTGATGCAGCAGCGCCGTAAGACCACTCGCCTTCAGGGATGCTATAGGGCTTTGTAACCGGGACACCGATCAGCGTACCGATTGCCTGCTGTTGACGTGCCGTGGTGCCAGCCGCCGGGTTAGCAGAAACACCAACAATCGAGGTCAAAACAGGGCTTGGGACCGTCGTTGCGTTATTGGCTTGAGTGCCTTGAACACCAGCAGTAGTAACGGTTGAAACAGTGGTAACGGTACCGCCCTGGATAGCTACAGGAACAGCAGCGCCAAGATCACCAGAAGGACGGGCAAGCAACTCAACACGCTCACGCTCATAGTCAAACACGCGCAAGAACGAAACACGGATGTCGGTACGCTTAATGACACCACCGCCGCAGTTCGTGGAGCCGAAGTCAGCAGGTAGCGTCAGGCTTCCTGCGTATGGCAAAACGAGGGTCAGTGAAGTAGTCGCAGAGTTTGCAACTTTCCATGCCCCATCAACTCCAAGGGTGGCGCCAGTCGTGTTGTCACGAACTCCAACGAGATTTACCAAGTCGCCGATAGACAAGCCTGCCCAGTTGGTGTTACCTGTGACCAGCAATTGTCGAGTGCCGTCTGCGAGGGTAGATAGTGTTGCAGACTGCGCAACAACCGCATTGGCTCCCAAGGCCGACATCAGGTTACCGCCCTGAACTTTGGCAACATAGCCGCCATAGCTTGTGACAGTGCCTGCGGTACCAATGACGATAGTGAACGTCGTAGCATCAACAACAGAGGCAACAGCCGTAGCAGTCAACAGATTTGGGAATTCAGTGGCGCCCTGCGCACGAATACCATAAACAACAACCGGATCAGTCGCAACCAACCCGTGAGGCCGATCAGTCGTAATCGTTGCCGTCGTAGTGCCCGTCTTAACCGCCGAGACAATCTGAGCGTTAGGAACGGTCAGCGATTTGTTGTTGGTGCAGCGAATCCGGACTTTGTAGGTCGCGCTAGGGTCAGGACAAACTTGGGTGCGTAACAAGCGTGACGTGGTTTGCGCCACGGCATCAACAGCCCCATCGGCCCATTGCGTGCGATCAGCCTGGACAAACAAACGATATTCCGTCGTCGGGCTGAATGCGTACTGATAAGCAACGTTAACAAGCTGGACAGAGGCCGTAGTTCCAACGGTTACAGAGTGGTTGCCAGCAATCGTTCCGGACGGTAAAGCATCACCAGCTTCTGAACGGATATACAGGCTTGCCTGAGTCACAGTCGATTGCTCAAAAATCTGAGCAATTCCGTTCTGTGCGCGACCAAGACGTTCGCGGAAATATACGAAGCCTTTAGCACCTGCAGGGTTGGTGATCGTCTGGGATGCAATCGTTCCGCCAGGGCCTGCCGTAGCGGTGAACTGATTTGGCGTAACGACGGTCGCAACAACTAGGGCAGGGTAGTTGGCCAACGCATTGGAGCAATCGCGAATACCGATACTCTTGCCAACGCTCAACCCGTGGGGAGTAACAGTATCAACAGTCAGCGTCGTGGTGGCTTGGCTGATGCTACTAATTTCAATGTCTGACACATCTGGCAATGGCGCGCCTGTGTCAATCATCTCAATAGAAAATTCCTGCCCGAGAGTGCGCTGAGACATGCTTGCGCCAATAGCGGCTTCAATTGGCAACGAAACTCGGCCAATTGACGTAATTGCAGTCTCAGTTCCAGCCGTTAGCGGATCTTTGGATATGACAAGATATGAAGCAGCAGCAGCATTGCCGTCCACGTAGACAAGATCGCCAGAGGCTTTGCTCTCCGTCCACTTCCCACCGTTAACCGGATCGTAAGCCTCAAAAGCCTCACGAAACTTGTTGGTCATATTCTGAGAGATTGAAGTAATCACCTCAGAATATGTGCCGTCCAACATATCGACATTGCGTCTTGCAACGTCGTTATAACTCTTGATGATGTCAGCCATTCTCACTCCCCCGGAGAATTAAAGTTAAGAAATACGGTACCACGAATTAGTGGACTGTACGAAGCGCACTCTAAAAAATGCGTTAGCTGCGAGCGTCGTAGGCGCTCCGAATACTGCGGTTGCGCCATTCAGCGCCAGCGTGAACGTGGTGATAATCTGAGTCGTCGTGACTAGAATTTCAGTGCCGTCAGGCGTTGTCGTGTTCAGTGGCAACGTTACCGTCCCGGTTGCTAGCGTGCCGGCAGGCTGGATAAGAATCCACTGTGGACCGGTAGGCGTAGGCACTGCAATGTTGAACCCGGTGCCAGGCGTATAAACGTTCGTGGCTACCGTAGGGCTTGCAAAAGTCTGCTCAAAGTAATCGAGCAGGGTACCGATTGAAACGCGCCGAGCATCGCCATTGTTCGGGCTGTAGACGGGCAATTGCTCACCCGATGAAATGCTGGACATCAACGGTAATTGATTGATCTGAGCCATATTTACCCCTCAATTGAATTCTAATGGCCCATCAGGGCCAACTGTAACCGGATCGACTGGCGGCCGAATGAATGGGCCATCGTACACGCGCCACGGCTTGTTTCCAGCGCCAGAAGGCAACGATCCTGGGAGCTGCTGCTGTGGTGGCACAGTGGCACGCTGCAACAATACGTCATAGCCCTGCTTGGCCGATGCCTTTGTCTCAATTGCGACTTGCTTGCCATAGCTCGGAGCGAGCCGGATGGCAAGGTTAAGAATTACAGCTTCATTCGCAGCGTCAGGAACGTTTGATTCCTCGTCGAGATCGCTATCTTGTGGACTGGATGGCAACGGGTAGCCGAGGCGAATACCCTTGCCGTTCCAGTCAGCCATCAACGCATCAAGCCGACGAAGGGCCGATTGAAGCTGCTCAGGCTGCAGGTCAAACACATATGACGCCAGCCCGATTTCTTCCAGTGCTGCAGTCACGAACTGGCGTTTTGTGTATCCCATCACTTGCCCCCGATGGCTTCTTCAATGCGTTTCAATAACAGCGCGTCAGTAGTGCGCCCATCAAACTTGATCCCAAGTTCACGGGCTTTCAATTCCAATTCTTCGCGCGTCACTGGTGAATCATCCACTGATTCCGTGGAATCGTCCACAGATTTTGATGGATTCAGGAATTTATCAACGGCCTTGACAAGGCTTTCGCTCCATCCATCGGCCAGAAGCTTCTCAAGTTCTTTTGAGTCTTCAGCAATGGCAGAACTATACGTGGTTCCAGTTGGCCCAAAATTGGCGCCTGGACACCGATAGACAAAAACAGGGAACTCCATCATTTGCCCTTTTTCACTGTCTTAGCCGCAGCCTTAAACGCTGCAGCAGTAGGCGCACCTTTGCTGCCAGGCTTACGCATACGTTCTTTAGAGCCTTCTTCAATGCGCTCACGCTTTGCATGAATGTTTGCATACAGGCCCTTTTTCATTTCTTTGGTGCCTTGCTAGGCTTGCCTGCCTTCGTCGCAGCAGTGCGAGCGGTTGAGAGTGCAATCGCCACAGCTTGTTTTTGTGGCTTACCAGCCTTCATTTCCTTAGAAATGTTGGAGCTGATTGTCTTCTGGCTATAACCTTTTTTGAGCGGCATTTCACTTGCTCCATAAGAAGCCCGAGGATCGCTCCCCGGGCCAGGTTTACAGCTTAGGCAATACGATAAACAACAAACGTATCAGCAGCGGTCTTGCGAACGCGGAAGCGAGC